TCGACCCAGACAACCTGCCGCCGGAACTACAGCAGAAGATCCAGCAGAAGATGCAGGCCGCGCAGGGTCAGGAAAATCCGCTGGCTGAGATTGAGCGTGAAAAATTGCAGGTCGAGAAGGCAAAAATCGAAGCCGAGATCGCGCTCGATCGCGAAAAGATGATGGCTGAACTCCAACTGAAGCGCGAAATGCAGATGCAAGAAATGCAGATGAAATTTGAGATGCGTCAGCAGGAGATGGCCTACGAGGCGCAGCTTCGCGGCATTGAGGCATCGACCGGCGCGAACATCTCAACAAACATCCCGCGCAACTGATGAGCGACGAAGGCAAGTTACGCGAGGAGATGGATCGCGGCAGCAAGGCCGCAGAACTTCTCCGCAACCCCATATTTACCGAGGCGATTGATACGCTGCGATCGCGTTACGCGACCCAGTGGGCAGACACACAAATCAATCAGAGTGATGAGCGCGAGCGGCTCTACGTCGCCATCAATGTGCTTGAAGATATCTACGATCACATCGTGTCAACGATGCAGACCGGCGAGATGGCCGGCCACGAAATTGACGAGGCAGCCAGAGGCAAGCCCGTTCACTAAATCACGCCAACTGGCGCGATGACCAAGCCGCAAGGCAGTCACACACCACTAGGATAAAATATTATGACTGAAGCACCCCAGGACAATGGGACTTCATTGCTGTCCACTGCATCTGCGGTGGATCTACTCTTGCAAGCCGAGGCTCCTGAAGAGGACACGCCAGACGTGAGCGAAGAGCCGCCGGTCGAAGAGCCGGCAGACGCCGAAGCCGATGAGGTAGAGGTCGAAGCTGAAGCCGAAGAGGTCGAGTACGAGGAAGTCGATGACGACGAACCCGAGTACGAGGACGAAGCGGACGAAGCACCCGTAGTCGAAGAACAGCGTTATCGCGTCAAAGCTGGCGACGATGAGGCTGAAGTTACGCTGGACGAGTTGAAAAATTCGTACATGCGCAACGCAGACTACACGCGGAAGACCCAGCAGGTCGCGGAGCAGCGTAAGGCTGCGGAAGCGGAACTGGCAGCCGTGCAAGGCGAGCGGCAACGCTACGCCGACCAGCTTGCTGTAGTTGAGCAGGCGCTCAGTCAACAGGAGCCAACCCAGGAATATTGGACCGAGCTTTACGAAGCCGATCCGCTTGAATACACGCGCCAGCGCGATCTTGCTCGCGACCGAAAGGAAGCAATGGAGCAGATACAGGCCGAGCAACAGCGCGTTCAGCAGGAACAGGCCGCACACTTGCAAGCGCAGGCGCAGCAGCGTCTCGCACAAGAGCGCGACCGGATGAACGAGCTTATTCCTGAGTGGTTAGATGAGGAGGTCGCAGCCAAAGAAAAGGCTGCGGTCGTCACTTATGCGCAGCGGCAAGGATACAGCGACGTAGAACTCGCGCAGGTATCCGACGCACGCGCGGTTTCGATGATACGGAAGGCGTACTTGTACGACGAATTGATGTCAGGAAAACCGGCAGCGCAAAAGAAAGCATCTAAGGCTCCCAAAATGACCAAGAGCGGACAGCCCAAGAGCAGTAAGCAAACAACCCAACGGCGAAAGCAGAAAGCTCTCGCTAACATCTCGCAGCAGTCAGGCAGGAATGCGATGGACGCTGCGGTGAATTATCTCTTGGAAAAATAGGAGCCAATCATGGCAACATACACTACCTCGACCGCCGTAGGCGCGCGGGAGGATCTGAGCAACGTAATATCTCGGATCGACCCGGACGAAACGCCGCTGGTCAGCAATGCCAAGGTCGAAACGACCAAAGGCATTTTTCACGAATGGCAGGTGTCAGAACTTGCCGCCGCAGTCGATACGAACTCGGCCTCGGAAGGAGGGGATTTTTCCTATACGAATCCCAATCCGACGATCAGGCTGGGCAATTATCATCAGATAGCTGTGCAGGCGGCTTCTGTGTCGAACACCTTGGATGTCGTTGACAAAGCTGGTCGCGACAAAGAGACGGCCTACGTGAAGGTCACCAAGGCGATCGAACAGCGCCGTGACATCAATAAGTCGATGTACAAGAACGAGGCTCGCTCGGCCTCTGAGCCGCGCAAGACCGGCAAGCTGACTTCGTGGATCACGAACGTCGATTTTTCGACCGCTGGAACCACGTCGGCTGTTTCCGCTGGCACGGGTGCTGACGCTGCTACACTTTCCGGCAACGACCGCGCTCTCTCCCTCGCGCTTATCGATAACGCGATGGAGCTTGCGTACACGGACGGCGGCAAGCCATCCATGATGGTCGTGTCGCCGAAAAACAAGGTCGCGTTTTCTGATCTGTCATCCGGCAGCGCAGTGACGAACCAGTTGCACATGACGGCGAACGCTCCGCAGGACGCCGTGATTGTGGGGTCGGTTAGCCTCTATCTGACCGATTTCGGCCAGCTTAACGTCGTGATCGACCGCGCGGCGCCTAACTCGGAAATTTACCTGATGGACCCCGATCACTACTCGATCGGTCACCTGCCGGGTCGCATGTATTCGGTTAGCGATGTCGCACCCGTTGGTGACGCCACTCGCTTCGCGATCGTGTCCGAGTACTGCCTCATCATGCGCGCTCCGAAAGCGCACGGTGCGGTTTTCGATCTCTCTACCTCGTAACGCGTAACGGAGGGGCTTTGCCCCTTCGATTGATCAAGGGTCAGCACCTTCGGGTGCTGGCCCTTTTTTCGTGAGGAAAATATGAAACTTCCAATCAGCGAAGACAAAGCAGCCGGTAAAAAAACCTACATGGAATTTTCTGGCGACGACACACACGTCGTCACCGAACAAAAAGTCGATCACATCCTGGAGCATAACAAGCGCCGGGCGAACGATTGGAAGTACGGCAACCTGCTCGGCAATACCCAGCGCCACCAGCAGAAGGTCGCCGAGATTCCGGCCAGCCTCTACTACGATTTGATCAAGAAGCTAGGCGAGCCACACCAGAACCAAAAGGCGTGGAAGCGTTGGCTCAACGATTCCGAAAACCGATTTTTTAGGTCAAGCGGCGGCTCAGTCTAATGGCAATTACCACCTATGCGGAACTCCAAACGGCAGTCGATAACTGGCTCGCGCGAACTGACCTGGCGGGTCGCTCGCCAGAGTTCATTGCACTCGCCGAGGCGCGCATGAGCCGCGAACTGGAGACGCAGAGCCAGGAAAAGCGGGTCGTCAGCACGATGACCGCTGACGACGCTTACGTGACCCTGCCGCCAGACGCGCGTCAGATCCGCAGCGTCAGGCTTAACACGAATCCAATATCGGTTTTACAGTTTCAGTCGCCGACGGCGGCAGACGATAACTTCCCCGGCACCGGCACAGGCAAGCCTAGATACTACAGCGTGATCGGCGGCGAATTATATTTTCGACCCTCGCCCGATGATAGTTACCAGGCCGAAATCCTCTACGTCGGCAGCGTGTCCGCACTGAGCGACACAAACACAACAAACACAATTCTCTCCCGTCATCCCGATCTGTATCTGCACGGCACGCTTGCCGAGGCATTCGGCTACCTGATGGATGAGCAGCGCCAAGCGCAGCACGACGCGCTGTTCACTCGCACGATCGCGGCGGTCAACGCCGACGAAGACCGCGTCAAGTACGGCGGGTCACCTCTCACAGTTCAATCTCAATATGGTGAAATACAATGAGCGCAATGAGCGACTACCTCGAAGGAAAAATTCTGGATCACGTCCTGTCCACGACCAGCTTTACAATGCCGACAGGCGTGTACGTTGGCCTGTCAACGGGCAGCTTTGGCGACGACAATTCCGGCACGGAACTGTCAGGTAACGGCTACGTGCGCCAGGGCGACGTTGCATTCGATGCTGCCTCTGGCGGCGTTGCTGACAACACCAGCAACATCGAGTTTCCGGCAGCGACCGCAAGTTGGGGGACCGTCTCGCATTTTGGGATTTTTGACGCTTCCAGCGGCGGAAATCTGCTGATACACGGTGCGTTAAGTAGTGCAAAATCCATCGGGACAGGAGACATACTCCGCATTAGCGCGGGCGACCTGGACGTAACCGCTGCCTAATGGCAACACTTGAGCAACTTGATAACTGGGGCAACCTTCAAGCCCTAGACGCCTATGGCAACTTGGAGGCACTGGACGCGCTTGTCCTGCACTCCGGGGCTGCCACGGCGACGATCACGCTAAGTGCATCTGCTCAAGTTGCGGGCCTGATCGACGCTACCGCTGCCGCAACGATAGCTCTAACGGCTGCCGCTGTGGCCGCCAGTACCTTGGCGGGCGCCGCTTCTGTCTCTGCATCGTTGACGACAAGCGCCACCGCGCGTGGAGTGTTTGAAACCAGCGCAAGCGCAGCGACATCAATTACGTCAGCGGGTCAGCCGACCCTTGTTCGTAGCGTTGACGGTGCGGCGACGATCACGATGACCGCGTCGAGTGGCAGCAATAAAGTTTTTGATGCCACTGCGTCATCGGCTATTTCGCTCACCACGTCAGCAATTGCATCCACGCGAATAACGACGACAGGGTCAGCCGCACTCACAATTTCTGTCGCAGGGTCAGCGACCCGTGTTTGCTCTGCCAGTTCTGCATCAACAATTGCGCTTACCACCGCCGCCGCCGCCGTTCGTTATCGGGGCGTTACTGCCGTCGCGCCGCTGGTTGTTACAGCAACAACTAGCGCAAGCGCGACATTTACCTCATCGGCAAGCGCGGCACTGCAAATTTCTGCGGCGACGGACACCAGTGTTTTGCTGAAAAACTCCGCAGCGGTCGCAATCAATATCACAACAAATGCCGATGCCGATTATCTATATAGCGTCGTAGCCGATGGCAATGAAACCTGGACGCCGATCGCCAACGGCAATGAAACCTGGACGGACGCGGCATGATAAATTTTGGCGAGTTCATCCCTGATCAGCCGGCGCTAAATAACGCCGGCGCGACCGAGGCAAAAAACGTCATCCCGGCAGCGACCGGCTATCGCTGCTTCAAGGACTTGTCGCCGTTATCTGGTGCCGCCGACGCGAAAATACTTGGAATGTTTGCGGGTAAATCAGACAGTGGTAATGCCGCGCTCTACGTCGGCAACGCGTCGAAATTGTACAAGTTCAACGCAGCAGATTCTTCGTTGACTGACGTCAGCAAGGCCGGCGGTTACTCTACCGCTGGCGATGATCGTTGGCGGTTTGTGCAGTTCGGCGAGACGTTGATCGCTACGAATTACGACGACAATCCGCAGACGGCGACCGTCGCCAGCGGCTCGGCGTTTGCAGATCTCGGCGGCACGCCGCCAAAAGCAAAATACATCGCGGCAGTTCGCGACCAGGTGATGCTCGGCCACACGAACGACGGCACGGATGGCGAGAAGCCATACCGGCTTTGGTGGTCAGGAATCAACAGCGCAACAAGTTGGACGCCAGGCACGGGCCTGTCAGACTATCAGGATGTGGTCGATGCCGGCGACCTCACCGGGTTGATCGGCGGCGAGTACGCCATTGCGCTATTTGATCGTGCAATTGTGCGCCTCAGTTTTGTCGGCGCACCACTAATCTACCAGGTTGATCGGCTCACCAACCAGCGCGGCTGCTCCGTGCCTGGCAGCGTGGCAAGTGTCGGCAGCGCGATGGTATTTTTCCTGTCCGACGACGGGTTTTGGATGCTGCGCGGCAACGAGCTAAAGCCGATCGGTGCCGAGAAAATAAATCGCTGGTTTCTTGACCGTTTCAAAATTGCCAACGCGGACAATGTTGTCTCTGCGGTTGACCCCATCAACCAAAACGTCATCTGGGCATATCCCAGCACCAACAGCGCGAGCGGCGAAAACGACGAGATTTTGATATACAATTACAACCTCAATCGCTGGTCCTATATTGAATCGGCCTGCACGGCCTTGTCGCAGCTTTTCACCGCCGGCTACACGCTGGAGCAGCTTGATAATATCTCAAGCAGTATTGACGCATTGCCGGCCTCACTGGACAGTGCGCTTTATAAGGGCGGGTCATTTTTCTTTGCCGGCGCGCGGGACGCGAAGGTTCAGTCTTTCACGGGCGACTGCCTGCCAGCCACGATTGAGACAGGCGAGTTCGCTGTCTCGCCCGGTAAGCGCGCGCTGATCAGCACCGTTATCCCGTACCTGACCGGGTCGTCTCCGACGGTGACCGTGGCGATAGGATCTCGGCAGCGGCAGATCGATGATGCGACCTTTACGTCCGCGACCAGCCTGAACGCGGACGGCTACTGTCCGACTAGGTCGTCCGGTGCCTTCCACCGTATCCGCATGAACATTACCGGCGACTTTGACGTCGCCCAGGGAGTGGATGTTGATGCCAAAATGATGGGGATGCGCTGATGGCGACGACAAGTTTCCGCGCGCTAACACCGTTTTCGGATGAGCGTGACGTGGCGACCGTCGTCAACAATATTTTATCTGGCAAGCAGAATAACACCGGATCGGTGACGCTTGCGACTTCAGCGACAACTACGACGGTGACCGACTACATCGTCGGGTCGGAGAGTGTGATTTTGTTTATGCCGACGAATGCCGCAGGCGCAACGGAACTTGCGGCCGGCGGCATGTACGTGTCAGCCCGCGCCAAGAATACTTTTACGATCACGCACGCCAACGCAGGCACCACGCGCACCTTTGACTATGTGGTCATCGGGTGACTTTGCTGCCGATTGGCAGCGAGCAGAGCCGCACATAATCGCAGCACTGCACCACGCCGGCGACACGCATGAGCCGGCAGACGTGGTTGAGATGATCATGGAGGGGCGCGCGGCTTTGTGGGTTGGCGATCGATGCGCGGTGGTGACACAGGAAATTGATCTGCCGCGCGAGACGCAGCTTCACTTTTGGCTGGCGGGCGGCGACCTCGATGAGGTTGTTGAGATCGTCAGTGACGTAGAGGCTGCCGCGCGCGAGGGCGGCATCACACGAATATCCATTATCGGGCGGCGCGGCTGGCGCGCCAAGTTAGACGGTTACCGCGAGGCCGGGGTTATTATGACGAAGGAAATCAAATGAGTTTTTTGGGTGATCTTTTTGGCGGCGGGTCAAAGCAGACGTCAATCGCGACCGCTACAAGTGCGCCACCTTCCTATGCACAGCCATTTTTAACCCGTGGCCTTGAGCGCGCAGAAGAGGTCTACAATACGCCGCGGGAGTATTTCCCCGGCCAGACGTTTGTAGATTTCAGCCCGACGACGCAGACTGCGCTTGATCGCGGCGAGGCGCGCGCGATGGCTGGCAGCCCGCTGGTATCGGGCGCACAGAATTTTGTGAACACGGCAATGCAGGGCGGCTTCTTGAACCCCGCTGCGGCGATGCTGCAAGGCACCGCGCAGGGCGACTATCTTGACAGCGGCAACCCGTATTTAAGCGCCGCATTGCAGCCCGCAATCGATCAGATACAGGGCCAGTTCTCGCAGGCCGGGCGTCTTGGTTCGGGTGCGAACATGTCTGCCATGACATCGGCCCTTGCGCCGGTTTACGCGCAGAACTACGCGACAGAGCGCGCCAACCAGTTGGCCGCGCAGCGGTCGATCGGCGACTTGGCGCAGACAGATTTTGCAAACCGTGCCGGCGCGGCTTCGATGGCGCCAGGGATGGCGGCGGAAGATTACACCGACGTCGGGCGCCTGGCTGCGTTCGGCTTGGCACGCGAGCAGAAAACAGCAGAGCAGCTTGCTGACGAGGTCGCTCGATACAATTTCTTGCAGAACGAGCCGCAGCAGCGCCTGGCAAATTACATGGCGACCATCCAAGGCGGCACGATTGGCGGGCAGTCGTCGCAGCCGGTGTACTCGGATCCGACAGCTTCAGCGATCGGCAACATTGCGGCGATTGGTCAAGGCGCCAAGTTCGCGAACGATGCCGGGCTGTTTGATAGTTCGACTTATTCCGGCATTGGTTCCGCGATCGGGAGCTTGTTTTCCTAATGGCAAATTACAACGATCTGATAAAGGCCGGCCTGCTTAACGCCGGCGACCGTCGAGACGCTGGTCTGATGGGCCTGATCGCGCTTGGGCAGAGCATTGGTAATCGCGGTGCCGCGCGTCTGTCACCGACGCCTCCGCCGCTCGACCTGGCGGGACCGATGGCGGTCTACCAAAACTCGATGAACACGGCGCTTCAGCGCGGTGCGCTTGCGAAGAAGTTAAACCAGGAAGCGGCGCTGAGAAAAGCCATTATGCCGCAGCCGGTGAATGAAGCGGAAGCGCAGCGGAGAGCACAACGCTATTATCGGCCTATGGAACAGGCGCAAACTGCCCTGTACGGCATGAGTCCGTTATCCGGTGAAGACAATGATATGTCTCTGGAAGCCGGCGGTATCCCCGCTATGGCGCAAGACGCCGTGACTGCGGCACTGCCGGCAGCGCGGCAGATGACAACCGTGCCGACAGCCTTGCAGGGTGTGCCGGCGGCGGCGCGGCCACTAATCAGCGCGGTTGCCCAGGCTAATCCAATGGCGGCTATTAAAATGGCTGGCGACCTGATGGCGAAAACTTACACGCCGAGTAAACAGCCCTCGATGGTGCAGGAGTATGAATACGCCCGCGCCAATGGGTATGACGGCTCTTTCCAAGATTTTGTGAAATTTAAAGGGTCGTCTGCCGCTCCAAAAAACTACGGCACAATCCCACCTGGTTATAGGATGGTGACCGACGGCGAAGGCACGCCAAGTCGCCTAGAGGTTATCCCTGGTGGTCCGGCGGAACAAGCAGCACAAGCCGCCAAAAGTGCGGAAGGAACCAGCATGGTATCGCGAGCGCAAACCGCTCGATTAGTAATCGATACCGCTGACCAAATTCTAGACGTCATGAACGGCACAGATCAGCCCGTCACTGGCCGTATTTCGCAACCTTTGGGCCTCATTTCTACACTACCGGCTGGCCGGGTTCGGACTTTGGTCCTGCAACTTCAAAGCCCGATTGCACTTGGCGCCCTGACGCGGCTCAAAGAAAGTTCAAAGACCGGCGCCTCTGGTTTTGGCGCTCTGAATACGGCGGAATTGACATTGTTGATTGATGAAATCGGTCGGTTAGATCCTGACACAACAGCACCTGATATTTTCCAAGATAACGTGAAACGAATCCGTAGTCGTTATCAGTCAGTGATCGACAACATCAAAAAAGAAGTCACGCCAGATAGAATCCAGGCACTTAATCTTGGGCCGCTTCTCGGCATCTCAGCCTCCTCTCAGGGGAAAACTCGAAGGCGGTGGAACCAAGAAACCCAGAAGTTTGAAGAAGTACGTAGCTGATGGCTGACCCTAAAATCATCGAAGCGCCGGACGGCACTGAGCTAGAGTTTCCGGCAGATATGCCGGACGACGCCATTGCAACAATCATGGCAGAACAGTTTCCGCCGACTAATTATGCGGAGATGTCTGCGGCGCTTTCGCCGATTGATCTGTCGATCGCGCGAGGCAAAAACAACGCCTTTGGCGCTTACCTGCGTGCGGAGGCAAAAAAGCCGCGACCTGGTGAAAGCAAAGAGGCGCGCTTCCGCAGGCTGTACGGTGGGCTTTCACGCCCAGAGGTGGGCGGACTAGAAGGTGGCAACCGTGCGTCTTTACAGGGGATGACTTTTGGCGGAGGCGACGAGATTGTCGCGAGTGGTGCAGCGGGATTAAACCGCCTGTTGGGGAAAGACCCCGGTCGGTCTTATGGAGAACTCTACGACGCCTATCTCGCAAGAGAACGGGCTAAGATTGAGGAGTATCGGCGCAGCAATCCGGTTATGGCTTACGGCAATGAAATTGCGGGCGGCGCTCTGACTTCAGTTGCGGCGCCTCCCATACGCATGGGCGGTAAGCTGTTAAGCAATGCCGTAACTGGCGGGACTCAGGGTGGTATATACGGCCTTTTGAGTGGTGAAGATAGCGATCGATTACCATCAGGCGGAATAGGAGCCGGTGTCGGCGGGGCGATCGGTGCCGCCGGCGTGCCGATAGCGGACGTAATTTCTCGCGCATACCGGAGCCTGTTTGGCACAAGTAAGGCAGCCGCCGATGCAGGTATGTCTCGCCCAGCATACGAAACGATGCGCAATGTGATGTCCGCAGATGACAGTCTTAAAGCTGGCTCGCAAAACATTGCCCGTGGCGGGCCTGACGCTATGGTCGCCGACGCTGGGCCGGGAGCGCAGGCGCTGCTGGACTTATCAATGCAGCGGGTGGGGCCAGGTGGGCGTGTCGCGCGGGATGCGGTCGAATCGCGTGCCGCCGGCGCAAGAGGCCGCCTGGTGAACGTCATGGACGATGTTCTGGGTGCGCCGGTCGGAGTTCGGACACAGGCTCGCGCGGTATCTCAAAGCACAAGCGGAGCGCGGGATGACGCATATCGCGAGGCGTACACCACGCCGATTGATTATTCGTCAGAGGCGGGGCGCGCGATACAGGACGTGTTTGATCGTGTGCCGGAAAGCATTATGCGCCGAGCGATCCAAGATGCGAACGACATGATCAAAATGTCGCCTGATCCTTTGATCAAACAAACCCGCCAGATCATTGCAGATGTCGGTGACGATGGCGTGGTGACGTTCAACGAACTGCCAAACGTCATCCAACTTGATTACATCAAGCGCGCGTTGGGTGAGATTTCAGCGGACGCTGTAGACAGTTTTGGGCGACCAACTGGCCTTGGTGGTCGCGTTGGTAACTTGGCAAAAGATTTGCGAGATACGATCCGAGACGCCGTGCCGGGGTACGGCAAGGCGTTGGAAGTTTCGGCTGACAAAATTGAACGCGATCAAGCAATCAGGCTGGGGCAGCGCATCTTTAAGCCGAACACAACGCGCGAAGAGGTTTTGCAGGAAGTTTCGAGGATGACGCCGTCTGCGCGCCGCGAGTTGCTAGTCTCGATGCGGTCGTACATTGATGAGCAGGTTGCGAATGTTAAAACAGCAATTTCTGACAATAATCTAGATGCGCGCGAGGCGGCAGATATCGTCAAACGATTGTCAAGCCGCGCAATTCGAGAAAAGTTGGAAGTGGCAGTCGGCAATCCGCAAAAAGCCGCACGCCTTATTGATGAACTAAAGATTGCGGCTCAGTCTTTAGGTGTTCGTGCAAGTGTCGCGCAAAATGCAAAAACCTTTCCTCGCCTGGCGCTTGACGAAACTGTGCAGTCAATCACCAAGTCTGGCCCGGTTGGGAAGTTATTGGAGGGTAGCCCAGTTTCAAGCGCGCGTTCTGTCGTTCAATCTCTAACTGGTCGCACCGCAGCGGATCAGGATCGTCAGATACAGGCGGTCTACAGCGAAATTGCTCGGGCGCTAACTGGTCCGCGTGGGAAAGACGCGATCAAGTTTATAAAAGAACTTGAGCGTTCGGCAAATAAGCTCGCGCCGAATGAGGCAGCAATTAGACGGCTAGTGAGAAGTTTGACTGCCCGAAACGCGGCAATATCACAACCGCCCCTGCAAAACCGATAACTTTAAACACCCCGCCGCCGGCGGGTTTTTTCGTGAGGACTAATGGCAAAAAATAGCTGGAACGACTACTCCGCGACGGCGGCAAATAACACCGACGTGGGCAACGTGAACACGTCCGAGACGATGAATCCGTCTGACGTGAACGACGCCGTCCGTGAGTTGATGAGCCACACGGCAGACGTGGTCGCAGGGACAGTCGCCCTGTCGTCGATCAACATCGACGGCGGTTCGATCACCGGGATCACCGACCTCGCAGTCGCCGACGGGGGTACAGGCGCCAGCACGCTGACAGCGAATGGCGTGCTTTTCGGCAACGGGACGAGCGCGATTGGCGTGACGGCGGTCGGGACTTCAGGGCAGGTATTGACGAGTAACGGATCGTCAGCGCCAACTTTCCAGGACGCAGCGACCACCTACACCCACCCAAACCACTCAGGCGAAGTGACATCGACCGGTGACGGCGCGACCGTAATCGCATCCAACGTGGTTGATGAAGACAACCTCAAGGTGAGCAACTCGCCGTCCGACGGTTACATTTTGACCGCCCGGTCGGGCAACACTGGCGGGATGACGTGGGAAGCTGCTGGTGGCGGTGGTGCTAGTGATATTGATGGTCTAAGTGATGCCAAAAAACTTAATACAGCAACCTACGGCATAGGCTCTGGCGCACTCGCTGCTGCGACCGCAGCCCTTGATGGCAACAATAATACAGCGATTGGCGCTGATGCAGGCGGTGGCACAAAAGGCAATGGCGCAGGAAATGACCCTTTTCAAAACACGTTTGTCGGCTCAAGTGCCGGTTATGGCGTAAACCAAACGGGTAGCACTGCGGGAAATGTCGCCATCGGTTTTCGTGCAATGCAGCTACATACGGGTTGTATAAACAATGTAATAATTGGTAAGGATTCGGGTGCAGTAATAACCACCGGAAGCCAAAATGTTGCGGTAGGCCGTGATGCAGCAAAGGCATTAACGACAGGTGGGACTATAACGGCTATTGGTGACTCAGCCGGTAGCACAGCCACAACGGGAACAAATAATACAATAATAGGTAATAGTGCAGCACCTAGTTCTGTTACAGTATCCAACGAGATTACTTTAGGTAACACTAGCGTAGATAAGTTCCGCATTCCCGGTATTAATTTCATCATTAAAGATAGCACTGCAACCGAAGACTATGTTCTGACAGTTGATGCCAACGGAGAGGCTGGTTGGGAAGCTGCTGGTGGCGGTGGTGCTAGTGATATTAATGGGCTAAGTGATGCGTTAACTAACTCAAATAGTTCCACTATTGGTCTTGGCAATCAGGCATTAGTATCAGATGATGGTAGTGCTAACAACAATATTGCATTGGGTGCATCTAGTTTAACCAATACTACTTCTGGCTCTTACAATACTGCGATAGGTAGTGGTTCTGGAACTAGTAATTCTACTGGTGAACATAATACTTTTCTTGGTGCAAATAGTGGACAACTAGGAACACTTACCGGCAGTTTTAATACTGCTATAGGGTCAACTTCTCTACGCAAAATACAGGGTGCTGCTTCTGATAATATCGGATGCGGATATTGGTCTGGTTACAACTTAACTACGGGTCTAAGAAATATAATTCTTGGCCGTGAGGCTATGTACACCGCTACTACAGCATCAGGCAATGTTGCTATAGGACGGAACGCTGGTAATAGTCTTACCACTGCTTCCTCCAATGTTATTATAGGTCAATACGCTGGCTATAACGCTACAGTAGAAGAAAGCAGTGTTTTTATTGGTACTCAAGCAGGTAGAGGCACTGGCGGTACTACTAGTTATGGTTATAATGTTGCAATAGGAAAAGAAAGTCTTTACAGCCATAACGGTGTTTACGGCAATGTTGCTATTGGACCTGATGCTTCTAAGCTAGTAACTACAGGCAATTCAAATGTAGCAATAGGCTATTTAGCCGGGTCAGCAGTAACAACTGGTCAAAATAATTCATGTTTAGGATTTCAAGCAGGGGATAATCTTACAACTGGTTCTAACAATATAATATTAGGCAATGGCTCTGACGCTAGTTCGGTTGGCGTAAGTAACGAAATTACTCTTGGTAATTCCAGCATATCTACACTACGTTGCCAAGTGCAAACCATATCGAGTCTGTCAGATCGTCGTGATAAGAAAGACATCGAAGAACTACCGCTTGGTATTGACTTCATCAACACGCTAAAGCCCGTCAAGTTCACATGGAACATGCGTGATGGTGCTAAAGTCGGTCAGCAGGAAGCTGGCTTTATCGCACAGGACTTGGACGAAGCACAGATCGATGCTGGTGCTGAAGATTATCTCAGCCTCGTGCTGAAAAATAACCCCGAAAAACTAGAAGCCAGTTATGGTAAACTTGTCCCTGTTCTAGTCAAGGCAGTACAAGAATTGTCTGCTGAAATTGCAACACTTAAAAAGGAAATTGAAAATGGAAAATGAAATCACTGCTGAAGAAATTGCACAGCATTATAGCGCAGCAATGGATTCGGTTACTCTAATTAACGCAGTCATTGCAGACCCTGCCACATACGCAAATGACGAGACTGTGATCCAGCGTAATGTTGACCATCTGAAAATTATGATCGAACAGGACTTTTGGACTGATGAAGACTTGGAACCGTTTAACGCTGCCATCGCCGTCGATACGACGGAATTTGACGCGCTTTTCGGCGACTGACTGAACAACCGCTTTGATTTTTTTTAACCCGCCTCTGGCGGGTTTTTTTGTGTGAGGGCTTATGGCTAAAAATTCTTGGAACGATTATTCGGCAACCGCCGCCTCAAACACAGACGTGGGCGGCATAGATTGCGATGAGGGCATGGCGCCTGGCAATGTCAACAATGCCATGCGGGAGTTGATGAGCCATACCGCAGACGTCGTGGCCGGCACGGTAGCCCTCTCAAGCATCAACATCGACGGCGGTTCAATCACCGGCATAACGGACCTCGCGGTCGCAGATGGCGGTACGGGCGCAAGCGATGCAGCGACTGCTCGCACCAACCTTGGCGTAGCTATCGGCTCAGACGTTCAGGCTTACGATGCGGACATACTGAAATCTGATACGACCGATGAATTGACGGTCGGTTACACCTCCGCCGCCAGCGATGCAGGAACAAAAAGCAGCGGCACTTTTACCCCGGACCCGCGCACCTCGAACTTTCAGCACTGCGTCAACGGGGGAGCGCACACCCTCGCGCCGCCCGACTACAACTGCACGATGGTAATCCTGTACAAAAATAATGCTTCTGCGGGAGCGGTAACTACGAGCGGTTTCACGAAGGTCGATGGCGATGACCTGACGACGACAGATGGCGACGAGTTCTTTATGTACATTACAAGGTACAACGACGGCTCGACCACGTTTTCGGCGCTGACGGTTAAGGCGCTTCAGTAATGCTGATGCCCTCCGTCCACGGCGGCATAAGCGTAATTTCTGATCTTACGCTCGACATTACGTCAAGCGCCAGCGAGCAGAACATCCTGACGCTGGCGACGGCGGCGGGTTACAACGCCGCAACGGACGACACCGCAATTATCGTCAATATCGCCAGTGGCGTAACGATCTCCGGCTCCAGCACACACGCCCTGCGGACAGGTGCGCTCAACGCCGACAGCGATCTCACGATCAATATCACAGGCAGCGTTGATGGGTTTACCGGGGCGCTCGGTGGGTCTGTAGGCGCGGCTGGCCTCGCTGGAGGGGACGCGCTGTTCTTCGAGACGCTGACCGGCGGCAGCGGCACCTATATCGTAAATATCTTGTCTGGAGCCTTCCTACGCGGCGGTGGCGGCGGTGGAGGCCGAGGCGGTTCTGCCGGGGCGCGACTGTCCACACTTGTTGGCAAAAGTGAAAACTATTGCGTGTCTCCACATCGATACGGCAGCGTCGGTGCCAACGGGTCGGCTGGGACGTTTGCCCCAGGCACCGCTGGTTCGTCCGGCACATATCCGGGGGAGCATAACGGTTACACCTGCCCAGTTTCGATAGGTGCTGGGGCTGGTGGCGCTGGCGGAGCGCAGGGCTTCGCAGCGCGGTTTGGTGGCAGAAGTGTAACGGTCAACAATTCTGGAACTGTGGCAGGGAGTACCGCCTGATGAAAATTCTTATTCCGTTCAGCGGCGGCATCAACTCGACCTACGCACTGCACCGCTGGCTGACCGAAACTAGCCACGACATTGTTGCAGTTTATGCCATCGAGAGTTGGGTCGGTCAGAACAACGGCGATAGCTGGCGGCAGAGCCGTGAAACGACCGCCGTTAACAACATGGTCGCGTGGCTGAAAACAAACTGCCGCGATTTTACCTTAGAGCAGAAAACCGACTGGCCCGTCGTAGCCAAGGACATGCAGCCGGTGCGGGCTGGCTTCACTGAGCAACACGATTACGGCATCGTCTCTGCACGGTATCAGGGCTACTCCGACATCATCGACGCGCACTCGCCAGATATCTTTGTCCCCGGCGTCAGCCTCGAAAATACGGCGACCGACTGTGAGCCTGTGCTGCGGCATCACTATCTGCGCGACGGCTTGCAGGTCGTTTACGCCGGGTCGAGGACGCTCGATCCTGTGGCCGAGCCTTTGGACTACGATGCAGTCGCTGCGACCTTGATGGGCCGGTTCGAGCAGCTTGAAGCCATCCCGGCAGACCTGACAGCATTGATGGCGCTGAAGTGCGACATCGATCACGGCGAGGGCATGGATTGGTCATGCCTTGTCTGCGGCTACGCGAAGTCGCGGGAGGCGCTGGCGTCGATGACGGGCGCAGAGTTCGACGCGATGTTCGCCGAATGCGGCCATTACGGCGCGTGGCGGGGTGAAGCAGACCCGGCCACCTATAAGTACCGTGGGCATCCGTACCGCAAGTTCGGCGAAATCCTGGGCTTGCCAGACAATGTTAGGTGGGACTGATGACGGCGCGCCCATTTATCGTTTTCCTGCTGGTCGTCATTTTGACGGCCTTTTTTGTGGGTAGCCCACACGCGCACGATCTACCGTGTTTTAAAAAAGAGCAGGCCGAGCAACTCCAGCCGCGCGACACTTTGCGCGGCTACGGGCTAACGAGTGAGGGGCTGATCAAGCTGTCGG